AATATCACTCTGGAATGGGTGGACAAGCAAATACTCCTGCAGGTGATGCATGGGGTATGCTTACTTGGAATCTTGGAAACTGGTCTGCACAAAATGATCAAACAATTGCAGTTACTGGGATAGCATCAACATTAAGTGTTGGCAATGAAACAATAGAACTTAACACTACACAACCATTAACAGGTATAGCATCTTTATTATCTGTTGGATCATCAACAATAGATCTACTTAACAATGGTTGGGGTGCAAACACTTGGGGTTTCAGTGAGTGGGGACAAGTTGGAAATCTTGTAACTGGTTCAAGTTTATCTTCAAGCATTGGAGCTGCAGTAGCATCAATCGATGTTTCAGTTGATGTAACTGGACAATCATTAACTTCATCTATAGGTAATGAAGTTGTTTCAATCAATCAAACTTTAATACCAACTGGACAAGCTTTATCTTCAAGCATAGGTGTTGCTGATGCTGCTCCTGATGCAATGATAGTAGGACAGGCATTAACTTCAGCTATTGGAAGCGTAGTTGCTGAAGGTGTAATAGAAGTTGGATGGGGTGGTGATAGTTGGGGTGAAAACCAATGGGGTGAATTAAATGCACCAACAGTTTCTGTAACAGGACAATCGTTAACTACTGCCATTGGCTCAGAAACAATGTCAGCGAATGCAGATGTTGATGTAACTGGACAATCTTTAACAATATCTCAAGGTGAAGACACTTCTGGAACATCACATACTCAACAAGTTACAACTGCAGGATTACTGCAAATGTCTTCTGAGTCTAGTGTTATTAATATTGGTGTGCCTGTTACTGGAATTTCTGCATCTACAAGTATAGGAGTAGCAACTATTGATGAATCAATTTTAACAGGAGAAGGTTGGGGTAGAGATTCCTGGGGTAACTTAGGATGGGGTGTAAATTATTCTGCTCTTGCCACAGGTCAATCTTTAACATCATCAATTGGAAATGAAGATGCATCAACTGATTTTACAGCAAACGTAACTGGTCAATCACTTTCATTAAGTTTAGGAACTTTCTCAATACAAGTTGACCAGGATATTTCATTAACTGTGTCTGAACACACAATGACTTCATCTATGGGATCTCCATCTCTTGAACAATCAACAACTGAAGAGGTGACAGGACAAGCTTTAACGACAGCTGTCAATTCTGCAGAGGCATTCCAAAACACACCTGTTGATGTGACAGGTATTGCTATGAGCATGTCACTTGGTAATGAAGCTCTAGAACAAAACACTATTGAGCCTGTTACTGGTCAAGCATTATCAACAAGTATTGGTAATGCCACTGAAATACCTGCTCAAATTGTTGGGGTATCTGGCTTATCTTTAACGTCAGCAATGGGAGAAGAGGCCACTCAATCTAATGCAAATGTAGCTGTTACAGGCCTAGTCTTGACTAGCTCTGTAGGCGACCCTAATATTACACCATGGCAAGAGGTTGACTTAGGAGTTACAAATGTTTGGACTACAGTTGATTTGGCTGCTTAGATAATGTAAAATAAGAACTTATTAAGGAGAATTTTTTATGGCATCAAGTTATTCATCAGATCTAAAATTGGAGCTTATGGCTACCGGTGAAAATGCGGGTACATGGGGCGACAAAACAAATACAAACTTAAATTTAATTCAACAAGCCGTATCAGGTTTTGAACAAGTTACACTATCAAGTGGTGGTACACTTGCTCTTGTAATGTCAAATGCTGCATTATCAAATGCAAGAAACATGGTTATCAAATTTGCAACTGCAACGATTGCAGCGAGCACAGTTTGTACTATTCCAGATTCAATAGAAAAATTTTATATTTTTGATGCAACAGGTTTAACTAATCCTGAAAATTTAACAATCAAAACTGCTTCAGGTTCAGGATTTACTTTGGACGCTGCAAAAATTTATGCAGCTTATGCAGACGGAACAAATTTAAATGAAGTGTCATTAGACACTTTAGGTGGCACAGTAGCTGCAGCACAAATTGCTGATAGCGCAGTGACCACTGCAAAAATTGCGGATGATGCAATAACTAGTGCAAAAATTGCGGATGATGCTGTTGTAGCCGCAGCTATTGCGGATGATGCAGTAGGCACTGCTAATATTGCGGATGATGCTGTGACTGCTGATAAACTTGCAAACACTGCCGTAACTGCTGGAGATTATACAGTTGCATCAATTACTGTAGATGCTCAAGGAAGAGTAACAGCGGCTTCGTCTGGAGCTGCAGGTGGAGGAGGATTCGCTCCTTTCAGAAACACAAGTTCAGGAAGTGGTACACACACTACTCAAGCTAACGCTTCTAAAATGATGGTCTACCTAAGAGGTGGCGGAGGCGGAGGCGGAGGCCAGGCTCAGTGGACGGGCCAGGGCGGAGGAGCAGGTGGCGGAGGCGGATACGGCCTTTCGGTTCACGATTGCTCTGGATCACAAGGTCATGCATACTCATTAGGTAATGGTGGAAGTCCAGGAAATGCTGGTAACCCAGGTAATGGTGGAAGTGCGGGTAACGCATCAAACTTTGGATCACCATCAACTTTTATTACTGCTAACGCAGGTAACGCAGGTAACGGAGGAAGACATCCCAACCAAGGTGGTAACTCAAATCCAGGAAGTCCTGGTAACCATACCATCAACTCAGGAAACCATACATTGGGATCTAATTATACACCTGCAGGTTTATATACTCTACCAGCATCAACACAAAATGGTGGTAACAACCAACAAGCAGGTGGTACAGGTCACTTATTTGTATTTGAAAGTATTTAAAGGAGATTATTATGGCATACTTATTATTTAAAGCAGACTCTGCAAATCAAACAGGAGTTCTCCAAGCAATGGCTGCAGATCAAACTGCCATTGATAATGCCGTATGGATAAACGGAGAAGCGCATCAACAAATAGATATTTCTACAGATCAATACAATCAAATTAAACAAGATCTTTTAGTTCCTGAATTTTATGATGATAATAACAATATAACTTGGCGTGATATGTCAGATGTTGGACAAGCACCTATTTGGTCAACAGAAGATTTAGAACAACAAAGAGATAATATTGTTTCTCAATATCAAACAATAAAAGGTAATTGGCCAAATCATCCAAAGATGTCCGAGATTGATTCTGCTATTTCTCTTTTTCAAGGATTAGATTTTTCAGGTGTGGGTGGCACTGATGACAAAAATCCTTGGTATTATGCTTATCAAGCAGATAGTTCTTATTTACATATTTTGGAAATAATGTAATAGTTCTGCTTTATGCAGATCACATTCGAAGCTCCTGGAGCACTTATTAAATCATTAGATGATTGTAAACCAGAGCCTATAAGTCAGCATATTCCAAGCTGGTTTAGAAACATAAAACACACAAAAGAGGTTAAAACTGTTAAAGGCTGTATGCCTTTTATGGATGCTCTGACTATGGGCTATGCATTGAAAATAACTCACGACATGTGGGTGCAGCATAAAAAAGGTGAAGACGGTAAATATTTTACAGATGTCAGGTATGGTAACCCAGATACTTACGATCCAGTATTAATATCAAGATTAGGTCTCGAGTTTCCAACTGGTTTTCAAGCCCACAACCCAAATCAATTGAAAAATTCATATATGGTAGAAAAAAATGGTGGACACCAAGCTGCTGTTTTAAAATTTTCAAATCCATGGAGAATCAAAACACCTCCTGGTTATTCGACTTTGTTTATTGCACCAATGAATAACCATGATGACAGATTTCAAATTGTATCAGGTGTTATTGAAACAGACACTTGGGATAATCAAATTAATTTGCCGTTTATTGTAAACTCTGAAAAACATCCACAACTAGATACGATAATCAAAAGAGGAACTGTAATAGCACAATGCATACCTTTTAAAAGAGACGATTGGAAAATGAATATTAAAGAACAAGATATGAATAAAAGAGCATTGAAAATTATTGACCACATGGTGTCTGTATGGAGATTTTACCAAGATAAGTATTGGGTTAAAAAAAGATGGAGATAAAAAGATTTATAAGAATCTTTGATGGTTTTTTAAACGATGACCAAAACGCAAAGTTTTTAAAATTTATAAAATCTAAAACATCACATCCTGGTACAATCATAACAGATGAACATGGAACTTTAGCTGAAGATGATAGTGTACGTAATGTAGAAGTAATAGGTTTAGATTTAGATTCAGATCCAGCGACAAGCTTTTGGTTTCACATAACTAAATATCTTACACAAAATCTAATGAACAACTACAAAGAAGTTACTGGAAGTAAATATTTAAATCCTGTCAGTATAGAAAACCCACAAATTTTAAAGTACCCACCTGGTGGTAAATATAATGTTCATGTAGATTATTATAAAACATTACCAAGAATGTTGAGTTTGATTTTATTTATAAATGATGATTACGAAGGTGGAGATCTAATAATGCATAATTCCAATAGCACTGAGACTGAAAAAATAGAGAAAAAGAAAAATAGGTGTGTTATATTTCCAAGTAATCATTTGTACCCACACGCTGTTACACCAGTCACTAAAGGGACGAGATATACAATGGTAACATGGATACAATAAAAAATAACAGATATAAAATATTAAAAAACTTTTTAAATAAATTTGAATTAGATTTATTTAAACAGTACTGCAGGATACAACTTATAAATACTAGCTATAATAATATAAGTTGGCCTCTCACGAAGGAGGACGAGAAAAAAATAGAACCATCTAACAGATTTAAAATTACACACAAATACGATGTAGTGATGGAATCTTTATTAGAATGTAAAAAAGAATTTATAGAGAAAGCTACTGGACTAAAACTATTTTCATCTTATTCTTTGTGGAGACCTTATCAAATAGCAAGCGATGTAGCTAAATCAAAAAGAGATGGAGCAAAAGAAATAAGTGTTTTTTTAAATATTGAAACAGATGGAGAAACATGGCCAATAATTTTAGATGGTAAAACAGTTAATTTTGATGAAGGTGATGCATGTATTTTTTTAGATGAGTGCGATCCGTATAGAGAAGAATTTAAAGGTAATTATACATCACAAGTTGAACTATATTACGTAGACCAAGATGGTCCTTTTAAAGATTGCAAATTTAACAAAAGACAATATATTGGTTGCCAATATGAAGATACAAAGAAATAATGATGAACATCACTTAATTTTTTCTGACGAGGAAATTGAAACAATAGTAAAAAATAGAAAATTAGTTTTTTCGCACATAGCTATGAAAAGATTTGTAAATGTTTTAGCAGACATTTGTGCTTATGCCATGAGTGCAATACCTAAAAAATATAATCAATTGAATAACGAAGATGATGAAATAAAACTTGATGAATAATGTCCAATTATTGTTTCCAGAATATTTTTGTTATTTTCAAAACTTGCCCTTAGATAATGAGGAACTTCAAAAACATCTTGAACAAATAGAATATAAAAAAACTTATCAAAGTAGAGGATGTTATACTTCTCTCGAATATAACTTTATACAAACATTAGAACTGAATTATGAGAAAGTTTTTAATGAGTATATTCAAAAAGGTTTTGACCAGTTAGGTATAAAGAACAAATTCAAAATTGCTAGGTCGTGGGTTACAAAGGTCACTCCTGATTCAGAGTCTGAATATCATACACATTCTAATTATTTCATGTCAGCTGTATATTATCCAAAAGGAGATAAAGATAATTCTATTAATTTTAGAAAAACATTACCTATTCTTTGGGGTGTTGATACTGATAGAAATTTTTTACACAATCAAACAGAGACTGTTAAAATTTCTGCTGGAGATTTTATTATGTTTCCTGCAAGTCTTTTACATAGAGTAAATCTTAACAAAACAAATTATAACAGATATAGTATAGCCATGAACATTCAACCAGTGGGAACAGTAGGAAGTAACGATTCACAATATGAGTTTTAAATTAGAACCTTTGTTCGCTTATCCTGTAATGATTACAGATGAAAGATACAATCTTAAGGAAGAGGAAAGAAACTTTATAGAATTACAAGATAGTATTTTTAACGGTAATAATAATATTTCATCAAATAGGTATATACTTGATGAGCCAAATTTAGAAGGATTGAAAAGATGGATTAAATTTTATGTTTCTAGATATTATTTTGATGTGATGCAATTTACAGATTCAGAACCTTACATTACACAATCATGGGTTAATTTCACAAAAATGGGAGAAAGACACGGAGTACATTGTCATCCTAATAGTTTTTTAAGTGGAGTCTTTTATCTAGATGAAAATGAAACTCAAATTGAGTTTTCAAACTATGATTCAATATTTAAAAACTTAGAACCTAGAATGAAACAAGGTAATATATTCAATTCACATTCGTGGAGATACCCAACAAAAAAGAATGCTTTATTTCTTTTTCCTTCTACCTTGTGGCACAGCGTAAGCCCAAACCAAAATCAAAAGACTAGAATATCTATATCTTTCAATACCTGGATAAAAGGTGAAATGGGCAGAGAAGAAGACTTGACTAGCCTCAAACTTTAAATGAACATTACAATATGCTATAATACGGCATGCCATTAACAAGTGTTCAAATACGACCAGGATTCAATAAGCAGGTGACCGAAACAGGTGCTGAAGGTCAATGGGTCGATGGAGATAATGTTAGGTTTAGATATGGCTTACCTGAAAAAATAGGTGGATGGCAACAATTAACTTCTAGCACATTAGTTGGAGCCGCAAGGGCCCAACATATTTGGTCAGATCTTGATGGCAGATCTTATGCTGCTGTTGGAACACACAAAGCATTGTTTGCTTATTACTCAGGACAATTTTACGATATTACTCCATTAGACTCAGCAGTAACAGGAGCTACCTTTACAATTAACAGTGTAAGTGCTCCACAGACAATAACAGTAAACAAAGCTTTACATGGTCTGGTAGCAGGTGATTTATTTACATTTACTTCAGTGACTGTGCCTAATGGTTCTGGATATGCAACAACAGTATTTACAGATAATCCATTTGAAGTTTTAACTGCAACGTCAAACTCATTTACAATACAAGTTTCAGTTGCTGCAGGAGGAACGACAACGGCCACCGGATCAGCGACCATCAATCCTTATGCTGGGTTTGGACCTTTGACACAAACCTTCGGTTTTGGTTTTGGTACTGGACAATGGGGAGGTACAGTTTCAGGAGCAATCACTACACAACTTAATGGTGCGTTAACTGCATCCGGAGGTAATAACGGGTCTGGAACAAATATTACCTTAGTATCTACTTCTGGATTGCCTGCTTCAGGAACAGTAGCAATAGGATCAGAATTAATTTCTTATAGTTCTATTTCTAGCAATGACATAGTAATTTCATCAAGAGGTGCTTCAGGAACCACTGCAACATCACACAGTAACGGAGCTTCAGTCACTGATGCATCTAATTTTATAGGATGGGGTCAAGCAACAACAACCTCTACTGTGGTTCTAGATCCTGCTTCATGGTCTTTAGATAATTTTGGACAACAACTTATTGCAACAAATAAAAATGGAAAAACTTTTTCTTGGAATCCAATAGCAGCAAACACCAATGCTTTGAATACACGAGCAACTGTAATAAGTGGAGCACCGACTGCTTCTGTTTTATCAGTTGTATCTGAAAGAGATCGACATTTAATTATGTTGGGAACTGAAACAACAGTTGGCGATGTAAATACACAAGATCCAATGTTTATAAGGTTCTCTGATCAAGAAAATACTGGGTCTTACACACCTACGTCCACAAACACAGCTGGTACTTTTAGACTAGATAGTGGTACAAAAATTATTGGAGCTGTAAGAGGTAAAGATTACATTCTTATACTAACCAACACATCTGCTTATCTGATGCAATTTGTTGGCCCACCTTTTACATTTTCTATTCGTCAAGTTGGTTCTAATTGTGGAGCTATTGGACAACACTCTATCAAACATGTAGATGGTGCAGTTTATTGGATGGGTCAAGCAGGTGGTTTCTTTGTATTTGATGGTACCGTAAAATCTTTACCTTGCCTTGTAGAGGATTTTGTATTCACAACAAACGGAAATAATCTAGGAATAAATTATAATGCTGGAGAGACTGTGTTCTGTGGTTATAATACTTTGTATTCAGAATTAAATTGGTTTTACCCAAAAGCTGGAAGTTCAGAAGTAGACAGAGTGGTTACTTATAATTATGCTGAGAAAGTTTGGACTACAGGGACTTTAGCTAGAAGCACTTATTATGATGCAACCTTATTTGACAATCCGTATGCAACAGAATTTCAATCATCAAGTGTGCCTAATTTTCCAACAATAAATGGAGTCACAAATGCAAATGGTGCATCCATCTACTATGCTCATGAAATAGGAACTAACCAAGTTGACTCTACAGGTACATCCACAGCAATTACCTCATTTATTCAATCAGGAGATTTTGATTTAGATGTAGAAGGTAATGGTCAATATTTTATGAGCATGAGAAGATTTGTGCCTGATTTTAAAATACTTACTGGAGATGCTAAAATATCAATATTACTTAAAGATTTCCCAGTTGATAATGAAACATCATCACCTTTAGGACCCTTTACAATCAACAGTTCAACAACTAAAGTAGACACTAGAGCTAGAGCAAGATTTGCTAGTTTGAAAGTAGAAAACACTGCAACAAACCAAAGTTGGAGATATGGCACATTTAGAGCAGACACACAACCAGATGGACAAAGATAATGATGCAGGATGAATTTTTAGCTTCTTATTTAAATGATCCAGCTTTACAAGCTAAGTATGGTGATTATGGTACTTATAGAAATTTCATGATGGGTCAAGCTCAAGGAGATAACACAGGAATAGCTCCTGTGTATAATAATCTTGTTTCAAATAATCAAGTGCCTTTAGAAGCTACTGCCAAAAATTTTATTAAAAACAAAATAATTAATAAATTTAATTTACCTAAAATAGGCAATATACCAATTATTGGTCCAGGCAGTCTTGCGCTTGGAATAGCAACTCAGGTACTACCACCAGAGGATCCTGTAACAGCAGCATCTAGAAGTTACTTTGAAGGTCTGTACGGAACTGATGACATTGGTAGAATACAAGAAGGAGATTTAATGGCAGGTTATAATCCTATTTCAGGTGGTCTCTTGTATGATTTAACTGGTGGTAAATTTGGAGAAGAAAGAACAATAGGTTTAGACAAAGCTTACGATAAAAGAATTAAAACCATAAAAGAAAAAGGAATACCAAGACTATTAAAGGCAGGTAAGGATACATCAAATCTTCTTAGTAGATTAAAAATCTTGGAAGACAGAAAAGCAGCAGATGCAAAAGCTTTAAGTCAAATTAAGAGTAGTGGAGGTAAAGCACCTGCCCCTGTTAAAAAAACAGGAGGAGGAAACGGTGGAGGTTCTCCTGCACAAATGTCCAAAGCAAAAGCAGCGTCAGTAGCTGCAAGTAACAGAGCCTCACAAGAAAGAGGTAAAGCCCTCCATGGTGGTATGTAATGGCTAAAATAAATATACAAATACCAGAACCTAAAGAAGAATATGACGTATCAAACCAAAGGCAGATACAGGAGGCTTTAAGCACACTGAAAGATGTGTTAAACACATCGTTTTTAAATGAACTAAAAGAAGAACAAGAAAGATTTAATTTTTTTATATATGGCTAACACTTACAAAAATGCAATGTTTGATCTTACAAATACAAACGCAACAACTGTATACACAGTGCCCACTAATGCCACTTCGATTGTAAAAGCCATACAAACAACAAATATTCATTCTGGTGCGATTGACGTTACAGTATTTACTGTGGACTCATCAGATTCAAATGCAGAATTTGAAGTTGCTCTGGTGAATTTGGGATCTAAGACTGTAGAAAATTTAGTTAAAAGCAGTATGGTTTTAGAGTCTGGAGATGCAATAAAAATACAGGCTGCTACTGCTGATAAGATAGCAGGTATAGTGTCAGTTCTTGAGATTACTAGAGATTAATGGCTAAGCGTAAATTCGTTAATTTTATACCAAGACCAAAACCAAAAAAGCGTCCTGGTCGACATAAAAAAAGTCTTAACAAAAATGAAAAAAGGGATTATAAGAAATACAACCGCCAAGGTCGTTGATGAAGCATACTATTTTCCAAGATTCTATATTTGTAGATAATTTTGAAGATGACCAATTTCATGAATTAAGTAAAAAAATTTTATCAGATGAAAAAGAAAAAGGTATTGGAGTTCATAAATCAAATGAACATGGGTATCAAACACCAAATATAACTAATAAATATTTAGAAAATAAACTTTTACAATGGTCAGCCACAGTATTTAGTAATGACTTCTTTTATAAAAGAGGTTTTGAAATTAATTTTTTAAATATGTGGATAAATGACAACAACCAATACTCATATAATAGAGAACATAATCATAGTAATTCACATTTTTCTGGAGTTTATTATGTAGAATGTCCACCGGACACAGGACACATATATTTTAAAAGACCAGACTATTCGTCTACAATGTCAGGCTTATGGGAATATTTTGATGATATGAATGAGTTTAGTTGCATGTACCCTTTAAAAAATTATAAAAATCAGTTTTTACTTTTCCCATCATATATGGTACATGGAGTTACCCATAATCCATTAGATAAGACTAGGATTACGGTTGCTTTTAATATAAAATTAAAGTTTAAAGATAATTAAAGGAAACAACATGAGTGAAATAAAAAGAATACCAGCTGAGGCAAAAGAAGTTATAAAACACAAAAAGACTGGTCAAGTCTATGAGAGTAAAGAAGCTTTTGATGCAGATGTAGCTGATCCAAACACTGAAACTACGCAAGATGACTTTTCACAACACGTGGAAATAACTGTTGCAAAATTGACATTGTTTGGTAGTACAAAAGAATAATGAAACCTAGAGGTGGTACTGAGCTACAGTTCGAAATGCTTCGAAAGCATTGCGATAATAAGTTATTAGATCAAACTCAAATATGTACATCGGTGCCTGGAAAAGTTCCTCTAGATCCAGATAAATTAAATATTCTTTGGCAAAAAAATTCATACGACCAACCTAACCTTCATGAGTTTTTTGGTAATCCAAAAAGACATAAGGAATATGATTGGTACATATTCAATTCACATTGGTGTTATGAGAAGTTTAGATACTTTTATAGAATACCAACAGAGAGATCAATGGTTATCAAAAATGGTAGCGCACATTTTCCAGAAAGAAAAATATATAAAAAAGGTGATCCAGTAAAACTATTATTCCACTCAACTCCATGGAGAGGACTAAATGTAATGCTTGGTGCAATGCAATACATAAAAACACCTAACGTAACTTTAGATGTTTACTCAAGCACAAAAATATATGGACAAGAGTTTTATGAACAAAACAATTATAAATACCAAGCACTATTTGATCAAGCAGAGAAGTTACCAAATGTAAATTACATGGGTTATAAACCTCATGAATATATTTTAGATAGAATTACTGATTATCAAATGTGGACTTACCCGAGCGTCTTTGAAGAAACTTTTGGTATTGGTGCATTAGAAGCAATGAGTTCAGGACTGTATATGGTTACAACAAACTACGGTGCATTATATGAAACATGTGCAGAGTGGCCTATCTATGTAAACTTTACAAATAATTACGAAGCTTTATCAATTTTATTTGCAAGTGCTATTGATTCTGCATGTGCACATCTACACTCACCTATAATACAAGAACATTTAGAAGAACAACAAAAGTATGCAAAAAGATTTTACTCTTGGGAGAAAAAAGGAAAAGAATGGGAGGCATTTTTGAAAGGAGCACTGCGTGGACGATAAAGATAATATACAAGGATACGATCATGATGAAGTCACAAAACCAATTTGGAAAAACAAACAAGAGACTTTTGTAAACGAAGATACTTATCAAACATTAAAAGACATAAGAACTGATACAGGACCTATGGGTTATGATAAATCTGAGGTGTCAAAGAATGTAATATTTTTAGCAACACCTTGTCATTCAGAAGTATCTTTACACTACGTGCAATCTTTAATTAATTTTACAAAACTGTGTCATAAGAAAAAAGTAAATTATGAGGCACAGATAATGAAGTCATCATTAGTAACACAAGGTAGAAATTTATGTGTGTCGGGGTTTCTTGAAAGCAAATGCACGCATCTTTTGTTTATAGATTCGGACATACACTTCAATCCAAAATCAATATTTAAAATGTTAGATGCTGATAAGGATGTGATATCTATACCTTATCCTCTTAAGACATTACTTTGGGATAAGGCTTTTCAAGCAATGAAACAAGGTAGGATAAAAACACCTGAGGAACTTGCGCAAAGCATGAACACCTATCCTATGAGAGTTCCTGATGATAAAGATATTCAAGTTAAAGATGGTATTATTGAAGTTACACACAGCCCCACTGGTTGCATGTTAATTAAAAGGTCAGTTTTCGATAAATTAATAAAAGCATATCCAGAAAAAGACATACGGCAAAACACAGTCATTAATGGGGAGGTAGTGAAAAAGAAGCATATGTGGAATTTTTTTGATACACTTCATGACCCAGTTACAAAGACTTATTTGGGAGAAGATTTTGCCTTCTGTAAGCTGTGGAAAGATATTGGGGGCAAATGTTATGCATATGTACTTGACGAGATCATACATGTTGGAGAGCACCAATATGCAGGTAAATTCATCGATGAGTTGATAATCAATGAGTAAAATGGTAATATTAGCCTTTTAGATCTAAAAGGAGAATTAATATAAATGATACACCTCTTACCTTACGCACTTGCAGCATACGGAGGATATCAAGGATACAAAGGTGCAAAGGATTCTGGAGCATCTGGCCTTGGTAGACTGTTTGGAGCTGCAACAGGAGCTTATGGTGGATATACTTTAGGAACTACAGGTTTAAGTGCTTTCGGTTCTCCAGCAACTCAACGAGCTTTTGCAGCAAGCCAACCTGCATTTTTGAAATCAGGATTGTTCCCACAAGTAAGACAGCCAATGGCACCACAATCAAAATTTTTAGGCACTGATAAAGCTTCAGGTGGTGCACTGGTTCCTAATCCAGATTACAAGGCTCCAACTGAAAGTGGTAGATCATTATCTGATATTTTATTAAGAAAAAAAGATGACCCTGATGCATACGATCCATTAAAAATTTCTGCTCTTGCAGGAGGTATACCTTTTTTAATGGGTGCATTTGAACAAAGACCTGTAGATATTTATACACCTGGGTACAACATGGGTTATCTTAAAACGGCTGAAGAAAGAGGTAATTACAAATACATTGACCCGGACACCGGACAAGAAAAAGAATACGAAACAATTTATAAACCAGAAGAACAAGGTAGAGGACAAAGACAAATAGGTCCATACTCTTATGACATTCAAAGATTACGAACTGGTGGTATTGCAGAAATAAAAAAATTTAATGAAGGTGGTGTAAACTACCTTCCATCAAAAACAACTCATGACGAAAACGATTCTAACAATTACGTTAGAGCAGCAGGATATGTTGAAGATGGTGCAGGAGTAGGTGATAAAGACGAGGATACAATGTTAGCTCAATTAGCAGACGGAGAGTTTGTAACAAGAGCAGATGGCGTATTAGGTGCTGGAATCATAGCTGGAGCGAATCCAAACAGCTTTAAAGATATGAGAGAAAAAGGTGCCCAATACTTTTATGAACAACAAAGACGATACAAAAGAGTCTTTGATTTATTAAAGGAGAAAAATGGGCACAGTCAGCAAAAAACGAATTAAGCCGTTAGTAAGCATATTACCAATAGAACCAAAAGACATAGATAGGTTTTGGCCTTTAATGGAGTTCATGGTTGCAGAAGCTTTAGCTTTTTCTGGTAAGTATGCTGATGCTGAGTGGGTATTCAGAGAATTAAAAAAAGATGTAATGCAATGTTGGATTATGTTTGGTTCTGACGAAACAGAGGAGAATAAAGTATTTGGTGTTTGTATTGGAAGAATTGCAGAACTACCAAACTTTAAACAATACGAAATAGTTATTTGTACTGGTAAAAGAAGAGAGTTGTGGGAAGACCAACTTATACAAGCAGTAACAGATTTTGCACATCACAACCAATGTAAAAGAATGAGCATCATGGCAAGACCAGGATGGGAACGTGTTTCAAAAAAATGGGGTTGGAAGAAGAAACATGTACAATTAGAAAGATGGATATAATATGAGTTTTTTTGGAGGAGGAAGATCTAGCGCACCGACTACACCATCAACGCAAACACAAATAATGCGTGAAGCTCCTGGTATAGAGGAGAGAAAAATTGAGTTGATGGACATTGCAAGACAGGTTGCAAACCAACCTGTTAATTTGCCAGACATAAAAGTTTCCCCTTTATCAGGTTTAGAACAGAGAGGAATTACACAAGCAGGAACAACAGGAGTAGGAGCACCTACAGTCGCTAGTGGTATTAGTGCAATTCAACAAGCGGCAGCTCCAGTTGGTGCAACACAAATAGCACAATTTTTAAATCCTTATCAATCATATGTAACTAATGAAATTGCAAGACAAGGTCAAATGATGCAAAATCAATTAGCCGCTCAAGCAGTTGGTGCTGGTGCATTTGGTGGAGGAAGAGAAGGTGTTCAACAAGCTGAGCTTCAAAGCAGAACTTTAGATGCGATGGGTAGAGCACAAGCTCAAGGTTTTGGAACTGCATTAGGTGCAGCTCAAAGACAACAACAAGTTGGGTTAGCAGCAGGTAATCAGTTAGGTCAAATGGGTCAATTGCAACAACAAATGGCACAACAAGATATTAATCAATTAATGGGTGCTGGTGGTGTTCAAAGACAACTTGCGCAAGCAACTTTAGATGCACAAAGACAATCTACTTTACAACAACAATACGAGCCTTACCAAAGAGCAGAATTTTTAGCTAACCTATACGCTGCTGGACCAAAATCACAATCAGGTGTCACGATGGGT